CGTATCCTAATCCTGAATACCTTTCATGTATTTTAGACATCGACACGGATATCGAAATATCACAGTTCGGTAATTCACTTATAAAGAATGGTTTTAGTGCTGGACATATTATAACGATATTCTCGGGTGAACCAACAGAACAAGAAAAGGAATCCATTAATGACCGTTTATTAGAGGCATCAACGGGTTCTAATCAAGCTGGTAAGGTATTAGTATCCTTTGCACCAAAAGACGGTAAAGGGGCTGAAATTACCTCTGTTAATGTATCGGATTTAGATAAGCAGTACCAAGAGATAAGCAAAAGAAACTTACAAAAAATCTTAACAGGACATAATGTACCTGGGGTTCTTTTTAAAATCCAAACAGAGGGCAAGTTAGGTCAACGGAATGAACTAATCGAAGCACACGAATTATTCATAAACGAATACGCCAAACCTGAGCAGATGCCTTTTAATGAGCTTTTAAAGAAGTCATATAAAGCACGTTCCGGTCAAGACGTAGACTTCGAGGTTAAACAATTCGAGCCTATTGGTTTAGAACTTCCCTTAGACAATCAAAACATAATTAACCTACTTCCCAAAGACGTAGTTGTAGATTATATTGCTAAGAAATACGGATTAGATTTAAATACTTCCGTTACTCAACCTACCAACGTACAGCCAGTTACTCAAGTTAACGAAGCTTTAAAAGGTTTAACGGGTAGACAAATGCAAAACCTAATGAGAATAGTTAGGAAGCATGAAAGGGGGGAATTAAGCAAAGACCAAGCCTTAGTATTAATTAAAGGAGGTTTCGGGGTTACTGATTCCGAAGCTATGACTTTATTAAACGCTGCTGAAGATGTTAAATTCGCACTTCAAACCAAAGAACAAAAATTCTTTGAATTAATTAACAAATACGGTGTTGAGTTTAGTGATGAGCAAGTTTTAGAAATCGAAGATAACAGGGTACAATTAGCTGAAGGATTTAACCTTAATTCTTTACGTAATTCAATTTTAAACATATTTAAAGGTAATCCCGATACTGAATCAAGCTTTTTAAAAAGGCTCTTTGGAATAGGCTCTAATGACGTAAATAAGCAAATTGATTGGTTAGAGAAAAAAGGGTTAGTAGAAAAAAAAGATGGTTCATACTATCCAACCGAAAAGGCTTTAAATAAAGAAACTAACGAAATAGACTCAGAAGTTGTAACGCTTTATACTTATGAAAAGCGTGAAGATGTTGACGGACCAACAATAAAAGACACCACCCGACAATTCTGTAGGGATATGTATAATAACACTCATAGAGGTGGTAAAAAAGTAGGATTAAGTTACGAAATGATAGATAACATCTCTAATGAGTTTGGTGAGAATGCTTGGGATTATAGAGGTGGTTGGTATAACGACGGAACAGAAACAACACCCTGGTGTAGGCACGTGTGGCAAGGTCAAACAATTTTAAGAAAGAAATAATGGCACTCTGGATAGGACAAGAATACTTAAAAAGCAAATCAGTAATAAACGACAACGCTGATTTTCAAATATTAAAACCTATAATACAAGCGGTTCAGGATTTATTTATTGAACCTATTTTAGGCACTAAACTTTACAAACAAATAGATACTCAGATTACAAATAACACTTTAACAGCAGCCAATCAAACACTACTTAACGATTATATTCTTAAGTGTATGTTATGGTATGTAATGGCTGAAAGTTCTAAAGTATTTAAGTTTAGATATACTAACAAAGGTATAGTAGTTAAAACAGGCGAAAACTCCGAAGCTATAAGTACGGATGATTTAAAATTCATAGTAGATGATTGGAAAAACTACGCTGAGGTATACGCTGAAAAAACTATAAATTATATCGTACAAAACGAAAGTAGCTATCCTGAATATTCTAACAATAACGGAGTGGATGAAATATTACCTAAGGGTAGTGGATTTGATTCTCCATTTTATTTACCTGACCCATTTGTTAAGAACTGGAAGGATAGAAAAAACGCAGGAAACTTTTAATGAATAAAACGGATAAAAAAATAATCGAGTATCTTTTAAAAACTAAATTGAGTGCTTACATTAAACCAGATAGTCAAGAAGTTAGAAACATTCGCAAACGACCACAAGCAACTAAGCGGTAATTTCCTCTTTGGTCATTTTTACGATTACGTAGCGAATAAGTCAGAGCATTACCCTGCTATGATTGTTTATTTACAGCCTAACCAATTATCCGAAAATACAGATACATATACTTTTCAAATTACAATTTGTGACCGTTTAAAAAAGGATGATACTAACGAAATCGAAGTGTTAAGTGATACTAACTTAATCGCTAAGGATTTAATAACATACTTTAAGAACTCACCAACGGAACGAGATGTAATAATAAACACTTCAGTTACTTTGAATGACTTTTCAGATAGGGAAGATTCAGAAACTGCTGGATACTTTTTTGATATAACATTTAGACAAAATTTTGATTATAACTATTGCGACATACCACTATGATAACTAAAACAACTATAACACGTCCAAACGATACCACTGCATACGCTACCGGAGATGTAATAAATGCGAGTGGCTCAACAACTCCTATTTTATTGGATTTAGGAAAACTTACAAATAATTCATTTGTATTTCAAACACATTTAATAAGCTCAAACGCTTCAAGCACACCAAGTATTGATGTTTACTTTTTTAGTGCATCTTTTACTATTGCTGCTGATAACGCTGCTTTGGCTCCAAGTGCTGCTAACTTAGGTACTTATTTAGGTAAAATCAGTCACACCTCATGGACTGCATTTTCTAATGGTAAGATATCAAGTGCAAAAGCTGATGCTCCGATAGGACTTCAGGCCATAAGTCAGTACTCAGGTGGAACAACTTTAACAACTGATTCAGCTTATATTTACGCTGTATTGGTAGCTGCCGGAGCATACACACCAACTGCTAACGAACAAATCACTTTAAAAGTAGCGGTACTAAGAAACAGTCGGGGATTGGGAATATATGGTTCTCAGTCCCTGAATTTATTACATTATCGGATACAACTCCGTCGGCTGGATTTACAATTAACGGTGAGAACTTACCACTAAATGGTACGGTTCAGGTAACATGTTCAGATAATTTAGAAGTAACGGACTTTTTAGCCGGATACCCTCCTGTATGGAGTTCAACTCTAACTATCCCATATCAAGGTTATAACTTAGCGACTGCTCCCGTAGCTGGTAATAAATGTTATCAAGTTAGATTAAAACCTAATCAAGCTTATAACGTATATAACGAAACTTTAACTTGCACAGTTGGTAGTGTTACTTCGACTTTAAATTGCACAGGAACGACTAATTTTAATTTAAATAACTTAGCTGTTTATTTAGACGCTTCAAATACTGATTCTTATTCCGGTACTACTTGGAATAATTTAGTTGCTTATAACCCAAGATTAACAAATACAGGAGCTACATTTAGTTCTTTAAACTATGGTAGTTTTTCTTTATCAGGTAGTAATTATTTAAGCGGAGTATATAACGACCCATTCACGGACTTTACTTTTATGATTTGGTTTAAGTGTACAAGCATAAATTCAAGTCAAACATTATTAACGTTTGGTAAAACATCAAGTCCTTTTGCTTTTATTGAAACTCAATTAAATGCTGCAAATAACTCCGCTATTTTTAATTATTGGAATGGCACAGGTTCTAAAAATTCTTACATACCTGAAACTACTCCGAATGGAGATTATAACGATGGTACTTGGCATTCATACGTAGTAACAAGGAGTGTAACAAATTCGCCTTATACTGAACATTATGTTGACGGAGTATTAATAACCACCACATTAAGGAATGGCGACCAGACTGAAACATGGGGAGGTTTACCCGGTCAATTAACCTTAGGTGTTAACTATATAGGTAACATCTCACTAATTAAATTATTTAAAAGAGTTTTAACATCTACTGAAATTCTTTACGAACATAACATTTATAAAAATAGGTATTTATGAGAAAAACTTTAAAGGTTGTTGCATTTGGTGGTGGACCAGCGGATGCTTTTTTAAAAGCTGCAGGAATAACAGACAGTACACAACAAACAGCTATTAAAACATTGGTTAATGATTAGATACTACTAAACTAAAAATGCGTTGGGTTGGTGGTATGACTCATGACTCTAATGGTGTTACAGGTAATGGTACTAACTCTTACGGTCAGCCTGATATAACAGGAACAACAGGTATTAATGCAACAAACTATCCGCCTTTAACTGCAACAAACTACGGTATATCATCATATCAAAGGAATACATCTGTTGAGTATATTCCACAATTTGGTTTTGGTTATGCAAATGGATATGTAATGTGTTCTTATGCTGGTGGTACTCAAAACTATTTTATAGGTATTACTGCATCACCCAATAATGCAACAAACCCAAATAAAACAGGTTTATTCCACATGTATGGAGGTTCAGGAGTTGGTTCTGGTATAGTTAACGGAACTAAGATAGTAACTGGTACAGGCGGTCAATTACCAAGTACTGGATTAGGTACTTTTTTATGGTTTGCTGGTAATAATGGAGGTGGGTATTCAAATCGTAACTTTGCATTCTTTACAGTATCGGAATATTTAAATGATACCGAAGCTGCTAATCTTTATACCTCTATACAAAAATTTCAAACTACATTGAATAGATTTGTAGGTACTCCTATTTATTCTTCGTTTGATTCCGATGCTCAGTCCTTTATGACATCTGCAAGCATAACAGATAGCACACAACAAGCTGCTGTTAATTATTTAGTAACCGACTTAAAATCTAATAACCTTTGGACTAAGATGAAAGCGGTTTATCCGATGGTTGGAGGTAATGCTACAAGTCACTCATATAATCTTAAAAACCCTTCACAGTTTCAAATAACTTGGAATGGTGGTTTAACGCATAGTAGTACTGGAACTATTGGAAATGGAACTAATGGTTATGGTAATACTAATTTAATACCTTTAAATGATTTATTAGATAACTCTTGTCATCTAAGTTTTTATTCAAGAACTAATGAGGCGGCTGGTAATATTTGGGACTGTGGGGTGGCTGATGATGCAAGAAGTTATTTAACAATGTTAATTAAAAATCCTTCTACGGCATTTAGACCATTAGCTCAGGACTTTTCTCAATCAGTTATTTCTAATTCTGATTCAAAAGGATTTTATATTACAAATAGAACATCATCTAATGTATCAAATGGTTGGAAAAATGGAACAAAAGTAATATCTCCAAATGCTAATTCATTAACAAGAGCAAATTTAAAAATATTTCTTTTATCTTTAAATTATTCAGGGACTGGTGGTGCTGTTTTTTATTCAACAAAAGAATGTGCATTTGCCACAATAGGCGAAGGGTTATCGGATACCGAAGCATCTAACTTATACACAATAATTCAAAACTACCAAACAATTTTAAGCCGAAATATATGATAGTATATAAACTAAAATCACAAGACGTAGACAAGGTAAAGGGCGGACAATTCGCACCTGATTGCTACTTTAATCCCGTTCAAGATGTTGACGGAAACTGGATAATCTCAATAGAAGAGTTAGAAGGTATACAAAATCCTGACTTCATGTTTTTAACTTTAAAAGATGAACACGGTGAGTATGTTAATGTAACTCCTATAGAATACAAACCTGTACCTCCACCTCCGATGCCAGGTGAAGATGGTGCAATTAATTAAATAAAAAATGAAATTACCTATAGATTTTAAAGATTTTGCTAAAGATCCTGTTAAAGGATTGTTATTTATTGTAATATTAGCTGTGGGATATTTATATTTTGATAATAAATCAAGTTATAAAGATCAATTAACTGAATATAAAGAACAATATATTTCATGTGAAACTAAAGTAAAATCTTTAGAAGAAAAATTAGAAATAAAAACTGAAAAATTAAGACGTGCTGATAGTGTTATGGCAATATCAGTTGCTAGATTAGAAGTATTAAATCAAATAAATAAAGTAAAATGAAAAATATTTTTATAATAATTATTGGTTTATTTGTTTTTTCATGTGCTGAAAAAAAAGTTAAAATTTATAACACATCTATTTTAAAAGATACTATAAATATAAATACAATTAATATTGTAGACAGTACAGACTTACTTATAATTAAAACTAAAAGTCTTATAGATTCAACAAAAAATACTGATAAAAAAGTAAAACAAATAAAAAAAATTGTTGCAGAAAATAAACAATTAAAAGAAGAAATATTATGTGTTAAAAAAGAACGTGATGATCTTATTCAAGAAGTAAACACGCAAAAACATAAAAATATATTTCAACGTGTTATTGAAGCAATTAAAGACACAACTACAAAATAATAAACCAATGGATCATTACTCTATAATAGGTATTGTTATAGCTTTGATTGGGGTATTGAAAGGTAAAGATATCTGGGATTATTTGAAATCCTTGAATGAAACAAAGCAAACTAACAATCAAAAGATACTAGATATCTATAGCAAACAAATTGAAGATTGTGAAGAAAAAAACAAAAACCTTGAACGTAAAACAGATTTGTTGACTACAAGGTTACAAAAACACATATTAAAATCTAAAGGTAAAAAAGATGGCAAAAGCTAGTAAAACATCAAAAAGTGCTAATGTTAAATTAAACTTTGGCAAACGTAAAACAGGTAAGTATAAAAAATCAACTGGTCCTAAAGAAAAAGCTGTTAAAGCTAAATACAGGGGTCAAGGCAGATAATTAAACATATGATAGACTTTAGCAAATTAAAAGGTGTAGTTCCTGAAGCAGTATTAAATGCTTTACCAAATACATGTAGTAAATTTAATATTACTACAGGTTTAAGGTTAGCGCATTTTCTTTCACAATGTGCACATGAGTCAGGTAACTTTAAAGCAGTAACTGAAAATTTAAATTATTCACCTGATGGTTTACGTAGGGTATTTCCTAAATACTTTCCTACTTTAGAATCAACTACTGGTTATGCACGTAACCCTGAAAAAATAGCTAATAAAGTTTATGCTAACAGAATGGGTAACGGGCCTGAAACAAGTGGTGAGGGTTGGAAATTTAGAGGAAAAGGTTACATTCAACTTACTGGTAAAAACAACCATGCTGAATTTAGCAAGTATATTGGTGAAGATTGTGTAGCTTACCCTGATTTAGTTTCTACTAAATACCCTTTAGAATCTGCAGCATTTTTCTTTGAGAAAAATAATCTGTGGGCTATTTGTGATAAAGGTAACAGTCCTGATGTAGTTACAGCATTAACTAAACGTGTTAATGGTGGTATATTAGGTTTAGCTGATCGCCTTAAACATTTTAATCATTTTTATAATTCACTAAAATAAAAATCATAAAACAAAAAAAAACAAAAAACAATGAAAAAATTAATTATTTCAATTTTAGCAGTATTTACTGTATCATGTAACAGTACTTCTCAATCAGAAAGCTTAATCTTAGCTGATAGCGTTTCTGTAGACACTGTAAAATGTGTAGCTATACCTACTGTATGTGTAGATAGCATGTGTGTTAAAACTGTTACTGACAGTATTGTAAAATAAATCAATTTAATAAAATGAAAAAGTTTATTGTATCCATGTTTCTTGATGAACGTGGTGTAGTTTCAACAAAACGTATTGTTGGTTTCATGTGTGCATTAATGCTTTGTGTTACCATGTTTGCAAACCAATTTACTCCTGAGCATATTAAACCTAGTGATACTTTGGTTAATACTGTTGGTCTATTAGCATTTGGTTGTTTAGGCTTAACAAGCGTGGATAAATTTTCATTTAAAAAATCTATTGATTCAAAAGAACCTGAAAATGGCTAAGTTTTTTGACCTTACGTTTAATACTAAAGAAGTAATTTATATAGTAGTAGCTGTATCATCCTATATATTTGCTTTAACCAAAATTGATACCAGACAGTCACTAGTTGAAAACAGGGTGTCAAATATTGAAAAGCAATTAGGATATGTTCAGGCAGAATTTAAAACATATCAAATTAAACAAGATGGTGTTAATGCACAGGTCAGGGACAACCTATTTAAAATAGTAGCTGTTTTACCAAAAGAAACACAACTTGAACTTGAATGAGTTCTCTCCACTTAGCGGTGGTCAACATATATCAATGTTCTATAGAGTCATTAAGGGTATTTAACGTACCCTTTTTGACTTTATATAAACCTTAAAGTATGGAAAAACAAAAAACAATAAGATTAGCATTATGGGTAATGATAGGTATAATAATATTACTATTGTTACGGTGGTGTGAGGGTAATGGTATATTAGGTCGTTTTAAGCCTAATACAGACACTTTAATTGTTCATAAGAGAGATACTATCAGAGATACAATAAGTATCGTTAAAATGAAGAAAAAACGTGTTTTAGACTATATTGAAATACCTGTACATGATACTGTATTTAAATTTGATAGCACAGCTTGTTATGAATTAGCTAAATACAGAGTTTACAATGATACTACTAGGGATAAAAATGTAGTTATTTATAGTACAGATACTGTACAAGGGTATTTAAAAGCTAAGTCATTGAGTTACAAGCTTTTAGTACCACTAAAAATATATGATAGTGTTAAGATTGAGATTACAAAAAAAGTACCTGAATTACCTAAATGGCAATTACAAGGTGGTCTTATACTGTCACCTAATGCTGTAAAACCAGTAATTGACTTTACTTACAAAAGAAATAGTTATTTATTAGGGTATGATGTAATGAATAAACAGGTCAATATTGGTTTTAAATACATTATATTATACAATAGATAACATTGCGTATTATGTCATATATTTTTTAATGTTATATTTTTCGTTATATTAAACTAAGGGGAATACCCCAATACTTAAAATTATGGCTTTAACCGTTAGAAAAATAATATCAGATATCAGGAACATTGCAACCAGTGGTTCTAACCCTATTGATTTTAGAATAGAAGATAGTCAAATACTATTCTGGGTTAATGAAACACGTTCAATGCTTATATCTCAAGCTGTTAAAAAGCGTGAGGATATAAATGATTCCTGGTTACAACAAATAACTTGTTTACCTTTAATAAGTGTAGATAAGTCACAATGTTGTGAAATCACAACTGACTGTAATATATTAAGGA